ACGGTGCCTTGGCTTGGGAAAACCTCGCCAACCTCGAGGCCGAGTTGATCGCACTTCGCTTTTCGGCGAAGGTAGGTTTGCAGGATGTCGTCCTCCTCGGCTTCGGCATCGAGGCCGTGGAGGTTACAGTAGCGCTCCCAGCTCATGTAGCCCTTGTCCATCAAGTCGCTGTACAGGCGGCCATCGCGTCCGTTGTCGACGGTGATCTTCTTCGGCGGGATGAACTCACACCTCCACCAATCGTCGCCGGGGTATGGTAGGCGACCGGCTTGGATCTCTTGATAGATCCAGAACTTCCAGAATGGTCGGCAGAATTGGTCGACCAGCATTTGCTGGAGACGCTCGAGGAAGTTCTGCGCGACTTCGAGCAGACCGCGGAACTCGGTGCCGCTCGCGCCGACGAAGATCATCAGTGCCTCGGGTGGCAGGCCGATGCCGCGCGCGACTTCGGAAATCACATAGCGGACGAACGGCTCGAACGATTGCCCTGGGTGTTCGTTTTTGAAACTCTGGATCGACTCGCCCGGCTTGAGCTTGGGGATCAAGGTGCCGTTATAGAGGCGCTCGGTGCTTAGGTCTTCGCCTTCACTGGTGGTGATCTTCGCACCGAGGCCGATCTTGGCTGCTTCATTGCTGGTGATCGAAAAGCCAATCTGCGCGCCTGCTTTGAATGCGCCCTTGGTGTAGGAGAGAATTTCCGAGAGGTCTTGCAGGTTGATCGCTGCGTTGTGCAGCCATGATGCGCCGCGTGGGTAGCCTGCCCGGCGGATGTGGCGGAAGTGGAGCATGTCCTGCGCTGGGACATCGGTGTACTTGCCGTTGGCGCGGTCGGTGATAACGCGGTAGGATATGGGCGCGCCGAACTGGTCGAGCAACACGCCGTCGAACGAGCGGTCGGATGAATCGGCTGTTGATCCGACTGCCTCGCCGCCGATAAAGCGGACGCGTGCGCCGCCGGTCTGGGTGGTGAGGAACTGCGCGAAGAAGTCACCATCGCAGGCGACTTGCCGAAGGATGAGGCTTTGCGCGCCGTAGAAGTTGACCTGTGACGATGCGTCGAATGCCCATGCCTCGGCGCAGGCGCGATCCTCGAAAGCGCGCTCGGCAAGGCGGTTCCATTCGGCATTCGCGGTGCGGGCCTTCGGGACGATGCCGGTGCCGACGGCACGCTGGGCAAGGTGTTCGATGAGGTAGGCGGCGACGCCGACATTGTTGTAAAGCCAGCGGGCTTTCTTGAGTAGCTCGAGGCGAGTCTGCGCGGGGAGCTCGCGGCGGGGCTCGACGGTGTTGAGGATGACGAGACCGCGGTTAATTGAATGCTCGGCTGCTTCAAAGGCAGCTGCCTTGGGCGTGGCGTTTTTCTTCGGGCGTCCGGCTCCGGCGCGCTTGCCGCCACGATTTGATTTTTTGATTTCGCTCACGATTGATTTCGGGGTGTCAAAATCAAAGCGGTGACGAGTAGCGCGAGCGGTCGATGATCGCGGCAAGCTGACGCTCGCGGCCTCCGTCGGTGAGCAGTTCTTCGATCGCTTGGAGCAAAAGCCACTTCGGGAAACTCACCTGCCCGGACGAGCTTGAGCCCTCGGTGCCGATGCTGGTGATGACGACTTCCTCGGTGGCGCTGGAAAAGACGGTGTCGGCCAAGGCCTCGAGCTCTTCGTTGGTCTTGGTCCGGCGGAGGTAGGATTTCACGCCGCTGATTTTCATGGATTCGCTCACGCCGTCGGGTGGGTGTCAAAATGGCATAAAAAAAACCCACCGGCGTTTCCGCGTGGTGGGTGGGTTGTTTCGGGACTTGTAAGCGCTGCTTACCAGTTCAAGCGTTTTTCAAAATGTGCCACGCTATGTGGCAGAGTTTTAGCGCGTCCATGAAGTGATCATCTCTCACATCCTTCCAGACATAGACTTGGCCGCTCGGAGTCTTGCGCGGGACGAGCTTTTGCCCGCTCAGTCCCGCGATGAACTCGGTGGTGACTTTCGTCGGGATCTTGAGCTCGGGTTTCTGGTCCTTGATCCGATCGATGAAAAGCTCGGTCTTGATCGCGTGGTCGACATAGGTGTAGAGCACGACGCCTGGGAAGTTGTCGATCGTGGTGCGGCTGATCCGCGTGCCGAAGGTGACATTCGCGCCCTTTGCAGGGTGAAAGAATCCGCCGGACTCTTGGCATGTCGCATAGACGCGGAAGGTCGCAAAGCCGGAGTCGATCAAGCCGCACTCGGGCTTCACGATACCGCCGCTCGGTGTAGCATAGGACCGCAGTGGCGGATCGCGGAGAAGATCCTCGACTGACAGCGTGGTGCCGTAGTCGAGGACATAGCTTGAGCCATCCGCGGCGAAGGCGGTGGTGACCCAGTGCTGTTTCTCCTGGCCGACATCGGCGCAGGTGACGACATGCGCGGGTTCGTCGATCGGGCAGGTGCCGACTTCGTAGCTGCCGGAAAGGCCGAGGATCTTGGCATCGCCGATGCTCGTCTCTACCTGCTCCCACGGCAGGGCCATGGTCGAGTTGGTGAAATCTTGCAGGCCGTTGAGGGTTTCCGAGTCGCGCAGGAACTTGACCGCCAGCGCGCCGAAGGTACAGGACCGCCATGGTGCGTAAAGCGAGTTGAGGTGGAATGAGCGGAAGCCTTTCTGCGCGGATTCATTGGTGCATTGCCATTTCCCTTGTTGGAGCATCTCCATTTTCTGCCCGTCGTTGATCGAGCCGTGGCAGTGTTGGCATTCGTAGCGCGCGGACTCTTCGACCTGCGCCATGTTCCACTTGCCGTCGGCCTTGGCCTCGCGATCCCACTTCACTTGCTCCCAGAGTAGCTCGATGCGTTCCGCGCAATGCGGGCATGGCAGCATGAATTTTTCCTGCGTGCCTTTGAGGTATTCCTTCCAGATCGGTCCCTCGGGCGTGGTCGGTGTGCTGGTCTTGACGCGGAGGGCGCCGACGAAACTCTTCGTGCGGTTTTCGGCAAGGTGCAGCGCGCTGGTTTCCTTGTCGGTCTCGGTGGCGAACTTGTCGACCTCGTCGAGTAGGAGAAGACCGGCGGGGCGGCTGGCGAGGTTGGCCGGTGAGTTGGACCCGACAAAGACAAGCGATGATCGGCTGAAGTGTTGCTCGAGGGTTTTGAACTTGTGGCGATCGGCAGGCTTTTGAGCCGAGAGCGTGGCACTGTCATCGAAGAGCGGCATCCATCGCGTTTCGGAAAATGATCGAGCAAGGCCTTCGGTCGGCATGACCCACACCATCGGCTGCGGCTTGTTGCAAATTCTCCACGCGGTCCCGGCTTGGATCATGGTCGTCTTGCCGGTCTGGGTTCCAAAGACGAGCACGACATCCGTCACATCGATGTCGCCGAAGCATTCGAGCGGTTCGCGCAGGTAGGGCGTCATGCTGACGGAAAAAGCGCCAGGCATTTGCGTCTGACGCTCGGAGAGGATCACTTCGTCACTACACCAATCCACCACCGACCGGCGATCGATCGGCGCGTAAATCGAGCGGATGTGCTCGCGCAGGGATTCGGCGGCGGGGGTCATAGGGTTTTGCGAATAACTTCAGTCAGAGAATCACACCACTCGGAAAGCGCGGCCTCGATGGCCTTTTGCGGTTGGCCGAACAAGCGAGGCGCGAGGCTTTTCGGCATCACCTCCAACATCTGCTTGGCAGCCACATGCGGACGACCGGCGATCTCCTTGGCCTCGTCGAAGTAGAGCAGAATCCCCTCCGCGCGTTGCCACTCCTTGAAGTCGCGCTCGGCTTTGTGGCGGTTGTTTCGGGCCGCGATGTAGATCGAGTTGGCCTTTCGAATGTCCTCGATCGATCCGCCGTTCCGTTTGCAGAGCACAAGCTCGTTGTAGCCGACCTTCTCCGCCAACCTCGCCCGGCGAAGCGACTGGCGCGGGGTGTTGTCATCGTCGTCCGGCTCGGGCGCGTCATGCGCTGGGGTCTCGGTCTTCGGCAGCGTGACCGTAGGTTGGGCAGATTGAGCGACCGGCTGGGTCTTCGTGGCCTTGGGAGGCGGCGGCGTGGTTCCGGCCTGTCCCCTCTTGGCGCGGGGCTTGGCATTCGTTTCCCGCCATGACTGCGCGGCCTCGACCGAATGCGTGGGCATTCCTTTCTTCACAAGCCTCGAGACGACCGATTTGTCGATCCCTAGGGCTTGGCCTAGCTCAGTTATGCCCATGGATTATTGCAACGATTGTGCATTATGCAACTCTCGGACGACTGACGAGAGTGGCCCAACACCAAATGAGAGCTCGCGCGTAGGAGACTCCCTAAATTTTTCCGGTCGCGTTTTCATTTCCCGAGAAGTTCGCGGATGCGTTTCGCTTGTTGCTCCATCGGTTCGAGAAGATCCAACGCTCGTTTGAGTCTGTCGTCATCCCATGTCTCGACCTCGCCGCTCATCTTGCGCTGCCAGAGCACGAAGGACTGATGGACGCCTTCGATGGTGACGATCGCCTTCGACTTGTCGGCAGGGTTTAGCGGCTCGGGCTTCACCGGTTCGGGCAGGCCGAGGCCGAGCTCGAGCTGTACCTCTGTCTCGGCCACATAGTCGACACCCCAGCGATCGGAGGCGAACGAGCGGGACTGGCTGAGCCACTTGGCTGCGGACTTCTTGCAGACCAGCAGGCTGCGGTGGATCTCCTCCCATTGGGACTGGGTGGTATCGGTTGGTATGCTCAGCTCCTTGAGGCCGAGCATGTTGGTGTCGATGATGTTCATTGGTTTCTATTTTGTGGATGATAGCCGGGCGCGGGCTGCGGCCTTGGCTTTGGTGAAAGGGTCGGTTGCTTTCGCTTTGTAGGTCTCGCGGGTTGAGTTCGCTTTGCGGTACTTGGTGCAGTCGAAGTTCGTGTCATTGCCGCTCAGGATGTCACGGATGCCCACGACATAGTGGGAGATAAGCGCGCGGGTGACGCCAAGCTCTCGGGCGATCTCTGCCTGGGATTTCTTGCCGTTGAGCTGATCAAGGCCGGATGCCAAGGCGAGGGCGTGAATGGTGGCTGGGAGGTTGTTGGACTGAAGCAACAGGCCGATGACTCGAGCGAGGATGAGCGACTGGTTCCTGATGACCGCATCCTCCCGCATGCGGATGATCTTGCGCGCCTGA